ATCAACGCCACCTCAGCGGCCGCGTCGTCGATCGGCAGCCCGGCACGGTCCAGCATCCGCACCGCGGTGGCCGTGCTGATCGCCCGGATCGGCAGCAGGTCCTTCACTGCCTCGATCGCCGCGGGCAGGTCCGCCGGCAACGCCGCACCCAGGTCGATACTCAGGTCGGGTGTTGCGCCGGCGGGGATCTGGGTCGGGTCGTTGGCCTGGGTCAACCTGACGGCGAACTTCAGGATGAGCGGGTACTTCACGCCGCGGACGTTGCGCAGCTCATGCACCAGCGCGGACGTGGGGGCGAAGCCGAGCTCGAGCGCGTACCCCGACGGTGCCGCACCCACATCAGCACGACCGAGTAGGACCAGGGCGAGGCGGACGTTCGTGGCCAACGTCTCCATCAGCCGGTCACCATGCTTGATCTGCGCATCCAGGGACTTGGACGTGTCCAGCTGGGAGATGGACCCACCCGCGGGGACGTTCCACTGCGCGCCCGGCCCACCATCCAGGGTCGGCGACCCCGCACCCGTGGTCACGGTTGGCGCAGGCGCGGACAGCTCCGAGGAGATGGCCAGGTCCGTGTCCGAACCCATCAGGTCATCCAGGATCATCGCGACCCGCAACAGGGTGGACCGTCCGAAGTGCCGCCCGCCCGGCTCATCGTTGGGGACGTGCACCACGGGCATGAAGTCGACACCCAGATCCACGGTCGCCTTGACCACGGTGACCGTTTCACCGTCGGCGGGCAGGTTGTAGATGTTCCAGCCGACCTTGAGGCGGTCGGTGCGGACCTCGACGACGGTGAAGTCACACGTCCAGTCCCGGGTCCCACCCCACGGCGCCGACACAGCGCTGTCGAGCTTGCGCATCCGCCACGTGTGCCTCACCAGGATGGTGTGGTTGTCCTCGTCCTCGCGTTCCCAGGCCAGGTGCACCACGGGCGGGAAGTCGTCGTCGTCCCACTCGGCATACTCGGGCTTGTCTGCGGCGGTCAGGTCCGGGAAGTAGAACCCAGGGTCGTAGGTCTTCAGGCGGGGACGGCCAGCGCGGGGGGACCAGCCCAGCACGTACACGCCGTCACCGTCGGTGATCGTGGTCTCCTCGCCAGTGAGGAGCTTGCCGACCAGGCGTTCCTTGGTGGCCCACGCTTCGAGCCAATCCCTCACCTTGGCTGTTGCGGCGTTCTCGGTGTCGCCCTCTTGGGTGGGGTCGACCACGACGATGGTCTGGTCCTCACCGAGCACTAGAGACCGGGTCGCTTCGGTGATCAGCCCGGCGTGGCCGTACTCGCGCATCTTGGCCGCCTCGGACGGGTCCGAGCTCGACGGGAGCCGCCCGAACGAGTCGAGTTCCAGTCCGCCTTGGACGCCCCACATGTTCGCGGGCAGGTAGTAGCGGCGCACGTTGTCGGTGTACGCGGACAGGATCCGGTACGCGGTGAGCCGGCGGGCGTCGACGTCGTCCACCCACGGTGCAACGTTCAGCGGGCGCGTCCCGAGCGCGCCGTCGCCCAGGTCGGCGATGTGGGACAGCGGGGACCACTGGTCATGAAGGAACGTGCGCAAGAGGGCCTCCGTCGTCGTTGTGCCGTGTGGCACGCCACAAGGGACACCGTAGCGGGCTACTCAGCGCAGAGGATTCGGGCACGCGGTAGGAGATAACCCAGCCTTGATGCCGCGAGGGCTTCAGCGGGCTGGGTGTTCACGTGGCAGGAGTGGGATTCGAACCCACGACCTCCGGCTTATGGGGCCGGCGAGCTGACCGAGCTGCTCTACCCTGCTGGCCACCAACGTAACCAACGGGCCCGACAGAGTAGCCCAGACACGCCTAGCGTCGACCAGCTGCTCGGCGACGCGTCGCAGCCTGCTGACGGGCCGCACCGACCCCAGCGTCGGCGTGCTTGGGTAGGAACAGGGCGGTCAGAGCGTGGACCAGGGCGTCGATGCGGTCCGGGCTGTCACCCACTCCGGTCCAGGCGGTCATCTGGTCCTCCAACGCTGCCAGGCGGGTGGTGCCGTCGGCGGCGTGCCTGACCCGGCCCACCTCATACAGGGCAGCGACACTTTCGGCGCGGATCCGCTTCGAGCGCGACGCGTGGACTCGGGTGACCGGTGGGGCGATGATCGGCCGCCACGACGGGTGCAGGCGCAGGTAGGACGCGACAGCGGTCTGCCACGACGTCTGCAGGACCGTCAGGACCATCTCCCCTCCCTGGTTGTCCTCGATGACGATCCCGGTGCCGGACCAGTCGAACACCGCGTGCCAGACTGCGACGCCCCACTCGGTCGGGGTGCCACGCAGGGACCGGTCGTCGACTACCCACCCGGTGCCTTCGGTGTCCATCGCGGTCACCACGATGCCCGTCTCATCACTGGTCGTCTTCGATGTGACAGCGGGGTCGACACCGACCAAGACGGAGCTCCACCGGTGCATGGAGTCGCCAGTGCGGCCACGGAACGCGCTGATCCACGACTCCTGCCACACGGTGCCCTCAGCGGGGGTGGGTCGCTGCTGGTAGAGCGCAGCCCACGTCCGTGCCGGCAGTGCGGCTTTGATCTTCTCCCACTGCGCCACGGTGCGCCGGCGCGCGCTGGCCATGAACTCCCCGAGTTGCCGGCCGAGCGGGTCGTCTGCCGGGTCCAAGGCTTCGGCCTGGGCGGGGATGCTGATGAGCTTCCACCGGTGGGCGTCCTCCTGGGCCAGGAGCCACCCAGCCAGGTCGTCCGGATGCCACCGGGTTTGGATCAGGACCACAGGGGCGCCCGGGGCGAGACGCGTGGATCCGGTGTCGGTCCACCAGTCGATGACGTTCTGCCGGATCGTGGGGGAGTCCGCGTCGGCGCGGTCCTTGATCGGGTCGTCGATGATCAGCAGATCCACGGGGCGGCCGGTCAGTGCGCCACCGATGCCGGCGGTGTACACGCCGCCTTCGTGGCCGTCGAGCTGCCACTCGTGCTGTGCGGCGAGGTCGTCGCGGATTCGCAGGCCGAGGGCTTTGCCGTGCTGGGTGATGGTGTCCCGGACGGCGCGGCCCCAACGCCTGGCGATGTTGGACTCGTAGGAGATGATCGCGATGCGGGTGTCGGGGTTGCGGTGCAGCAGCCACAGCGGGAACCACCGGGAACACCGGAACGACTTTCCCTCCTGGGGGGGCATGCAGATGATGAGCCGCGCGTCAGGCGTGGTGGCGGCTTCGACGAGTGCGGCGTCGATCAGGTCCAGTGCCGGGGTTTGGATGGTGCGGGGGTCGAGCTTGACGGCGAGGTCTCCGGGGGTCGCGTAGGCAGCCCGCCAGTTCGGGTCGAACATGCGGGCTGCGGCTTCGAGGAATCCTGTGGACAGGGCTACTCCAGCCCGGGTGCGCCGTGGGTCATGCTGCTCCTCCTGCGATAGCGCGAAGATGACGGGGCACGACGGTGGCAACCTGGGAGAGCTGCTCGGGGGACAGGTTCAGGTCGTCGAGGATCCGCCGGATCGCTTCAGCGACGAGGGCGCCCTGCTGCTCGGCGAGCTGGACGCGGCGTTCTTCGATGCCGGCCCGGATCGCCTCGGAGCAGACCTTGATGAGGCGGTCGCGTTCTCTCGAGTAGAGCTCGTACCAGGCGTTGGGGCCAGCACGGTCGACGGTGGTGTTGCCCCAGTCGTCGCCACCAGTCTTGGCTTTGTACTCGACTTGCCCCCAGATCAGGGCGTGGCCACCGGGGCGTGCGATGGTGACCGGCTCGGCGTCCTCGTCGTCGCCTTCGATGACGAGGACCTGAGATTCGCGCATCTCGAGGTCTTGGACCTTGGTCCGCAACCACTGGACGTGGACGTATGTCCAGGTGACCTCTTCGAGGAGGGCTTCGGTGGGGGACACTGCGAGGCCGTCGAAGCGGACCCCAAGGGTTTTGCAGGCGCGGGCCTTCGCAGCCTCAGCTTCGGCTGCGGCGATGCGTTGCTCGGCTTTCCTCTTGGCGTCTTTGGCTCTGCCGCCGTGGGTCGCACAGACTTGTTGGCCGCGCATCGCGGGTCGACCGCAGGGCAGGTGGCGGTTGTTGTGGGCGACGCATTTGGGGTGGATGAGGTCGCATTTGGTGCAGGTGCCGTCGGGGCGGGTTTTGGCGCGCGGCTGGGATGGCATTAGGTGGTCACCTTGCCCATCGGTCCGTCCCAGCCAGAGATCGCGTTGAGCCACGCGGCGAACGCGGCAGGTTCTTCGCCAGGCTTGATGTCTGCGCTGTCGCAGTAGTGGTCGAAGTCCGCGAAGCCGCCAGCATGGCAATCCCCTGGACACCTTGCCTCGAACACGGCCATCAGGTTGTCCTCCGTTGCGGTGTCGGGGTGGAGGCGTGCTCGCGGTCGTAGTGCGCGCTGAACTCGCGCTGGCCGCCCTTGTCGGACACGTTGGGCACGCACACCATGCACGTGTAGGTGCCGGGGTTGGGGCGCCGGAACGCGGCTTGTGGGGTGTTGGTCGACGGGCTCACGTGGTGGCTCCCCGGTGATGAGGTCCGGCGCGGTTGATCGAGCACGGGCACACGGTGAAGTCGTCCTTGATGGTGTCCCACGCCTCTCCGGTGCAGTTCTGATGCTTGCCCTGTTCGCAGTCAGGGCAGTCGCGGATGCTCATCAGGTGCTTGGCTGCCCGCACGATGACGGCGAACCCGTCGACTTCTTCGGGGGTCATCTTGCGGATGCCGTGAACGCGGATGACCCCACCGTCAACCTCGACAGGTCGGCACTTGTCGGCACTCATGAGTAGTCACCTGTGAGTAGGTAGACCTCGTGCAGGTCCTGTCGTGGGAGCGCCTCTGCGCGCATGGCGGCTGCCACGCCATCAGCCTCAGCCGCGCTCCAGAAGGGTCCACTGACCTCGTCGATGATCCCGCCGCCTTGGTAGGTCGTGGCGATGACCCACATGCCGCTGTTGGCGTCGACCATCAGTCGTCGCCCCGTTCGAGGAGCGCGTCATCGCGGCGGTCCTGTTCGCAGCCAGGGTTGGCGCACCCTTGCTGGTGGCATGCCTCGTGAGCTGGGCCGTCTCCGCAGTCGGCGACGGCGTCGTGTTTGGTGCAGACCACGCCGTCGCAGAGGTGGCAGACGAGCCGGCCATCGCAGGGCTCGTCGAAGCCAGGGTCGAGGCAGTGGGTGCCGGGGTCGTCGCCCAGCTCGCGGACCAAGGGCGGCTCCAGGGACAGGTCGTAGAGGCTCATGCGGCCGTGCCCCTCTTCACGCCGTTGGTCCAGGTCCCGGCCTGGTTGATGGATGCACCGCAGTCGCAGCGCATCCAGTCGCAGGCGGGGTTGTCCTTGCAGTGGGGTTTGCCGGTGTCGGCCAGGAGGTGGTGGCAGTCGGGGCAGCGGGCCGGGAACTGACGCTCCGGAGGCTTCGGGGTGGTCATGCTGGTCTCCGGGTGGTCACGGCGCCGGAGCCGTACTGGTGGCGGCGCTTCACTGCACGCTCTTCGAGGTGTTCGGCCAGAGCGGCGGCGTGCCAAGCCTTGAACAGTGTCCAGAGGCGGGTCATGCGGCACGTTCCGTCTCGGTGCGAGGACGGACGACCAGGACACGGAAGCCCTGCGCTTCCATCTCGTCGGCGTACACGGCCGCCTGGGTGGGGGACAGACCAGAGCGGGCCTTGACCTGCACACCGTCCTCGTAGACCTCGACGCGGGTCATGCTGCGACCTTGTCGAGCACCCTGCGCAGCGACTCGATCGCGCGAGATTCGAAGTTGATGCCGAGCATGTTGCCCGTGGCGGCGTCCGTCAGGGACACGTAGAGGGTGTCTCCGCCGACGATGCCCGCGAAAGCGGACGTGGTGCTGATGCGGTGGATGGAGTGTTCAGAGGCGGACGTCTTGCGGTGCCGGCCTGCGTAAACGGTCATCGTGTTCTGCCTTTCCATGGGCCTCACCTGTCGGGCGGACAGTGGGGCGGTGGTCCCAGATGCCTGGGTGCGGTTGAACTCTGATCATGGCACAAACTGGCGCGTGTGGTAAGCCACACGCCACAACTTTCCCAAGCCGGTTTCACCTGGGGGCGAACAACACGTTCTTGAGGCAGTCGATGCCGAACTGCAACAAGCCCAGATCACGCCACCGCGGCGTGTGGTTCGACGCGTACATCCGCACGTAAGGCGCCCCGTCGATGCCCACGGACTCCACAACCAGGACCCACCCGGTGATCAGGCCCTTCTCCGCGGGTTCGTCAGCGTGGTCTTGCAGGGTCTTGATGATCGCCGCTTCGAGG